GACGACGCCGTTCACGACGTTGAAGATACCGCGGTAGATGTTGTTGGCCGCGATCTGGTCGACCAGACCCGCGACGAAGTTGTTCGGGATGATCGCCGTGCCGGTGGCACTCGACGTGCCGAGGACGGCCTTGACGAACTGCTGCGCGTCGGGGTCGCCGTTGCGGAGCCCGATCAGCGACGACAGCCAGTTGACCTCGTTGTAGCGGCCGACCGCCTTCTGGGCCGTGGCCTCCTGACGGCTTGCGCCGGCGAGGATCTGCGACGCCTTGGACGATGCGGACTGGCGGGTGAACGCCTTGATGCGGTCGTCGAGCTCGGCGAGCTTCGCGTCGACGTCAGCCTCGCGCTTCTGCTCCTCGATCTCGTCGAGCTGCGCCGACTTGGCGGCGATCTCGTCCTGGATCTGCTGAATGCGGTCAAGCCCGATGTCGGACTTGTCGCGGAGCTCGGTGGCGAGGGCCTTGAGCTCGGACGTGAGGGCTTCGACCCTCGCGTCGGTTTCGTTCATTGGTGCTCCTTGCACCCGCTGTGAGCTTGGCGGCTAAGCCCGTTTGAAACGGGCGAGTTCTGCGTTGGCCAGTGCAAGCACCCGCGCCCTCGCCGCCTCGTCGCCGCCCGTGGGGAAGGTCGGAGGAAGGTCGTCCGCTGCGATGCGGTCCAGTTCCGCCCGGACGGTGTCGTCCAGGTCAATACCGGCTGTGGTGAACGCATCAAGCGCCTTGGCGGCGGTGATGCGCGCGTAGGGGTTGGCAGGGGTTGGCGTCAACGTCTGCTCGGCGTGCGGCCAGACGTCGATGTGGCCGTCCTTCGACTTGCGGACCAGGTGTGCCACGGCACCCGACGAGCCGTACATCTTCCCGGCGCGGATGAGCGAGTCGACCTGTGCCCAATAGCGGTGGGACCGGTCGAGCCACATCGTGGCCCACCAGCCGTCCTTCGCCTCGGTCAGATCGTCCTCGACGCCGAGGTCGTCGCTGCCCACGGTCTTGTCCATGCCGTGGTGGAACAGGACCGGGCGTTCCTTGAACCAGCGGTCCTTGATGTCGGTGTCGTGGTCGAACCACTCGCCGTCGAGGTCCTTGCCGTCCTTCATCGGGCCGCCGAACGGGATGGCGAGGACCTTCCACTTCGCGGAGCCGATCTGCTCGGCTTTCAGGTTGTCCATGCGAGTACCTCGTCGTCGTCGTTGAGCGGCTCGTCGGGTTCGGGGACCGGCGGCAGGGTGAGGCGGCGGTTCCGCCCACCACCGGCCGCCGAGGCGACCGCCCCATCAGTGTCGAAGTAGGTCGGGTCGAAGTAGTTCCGGTTGAAGTACGGGCTGTCGGCCCCCGATGGCCCCAGCGGACCGGGCGGGATGCTGCGGAAGTACGGCCCGAAGTAGGCCGGATCGAAGCCGGTCATGTGTTCGCGGTGTACGAGACGATGACGCCGAGGAGGTTGACCACCCCGACGTAGGTATCGGCCGCGTCAGCGCCGACCCGCTGGAGGGTGAACCGGAACAGGTCGCCAGCCGCCGCCGGGGTGATGGTCGTGGAGGTGGCGGTGTCGTAGACGATCACGCCGACCGTCCGGGCTGCGCTCGAGCCCGTGAACGCGGTCGTGGTGCCCGCTGCGGTGACCGTGCTACCAGCAGCGACGGCCTTGGCGACCATCTGCCAGCGGACGGTATGCGCCACGCCATCCGTCGATCCAGGTGACCAGACCGGCTGGAGGCTGATCGCACCCGACACCCAGTCGGACGGCACCATGAACGTCCAGATGGCCCCTTGTGTCGCCGCGTCGGCGTAGGCCACGACGCCCGTGAGGTCAGGCGTCGAGCCCACGTTGGCAGCGGTGGCCGAGTCGAGCTTCGCCAGCGCCGCGGGCAGGAACCACTTGTTCGTCGCCGTCGCGCGGGCGTGCTTGTGGTCGGTCATGGCGGCCGCGGGCCCGGTCCCTGTCGCAGCAGCGTCGCCCATCGTGGAGGTCGACGGGGTGCCAGCGCCCGTGGCGTGGACGTGATCCGACTTCGACGGGGTGACAGCCGAGCCACCTGCCGACGTGCCGATGGCTGCAGCCGTGGTGCCCAGCGCCGGCCATGCGTGCTTGTGATCCGTCATCGCCGCAGCAGGCCCGGTGCCCACGGTGGCGGCATCGCCGAACGCCTGCGTCGAGGGTGTGCCAGCTCCGGTCGCATGGACGTGGTCGGCTCGGGCGTCGGTCGTGCCAACACCAACGGCGGCCGTCCCGATGGCGGCTGGCGTCGTGGAGGAGGCAGCACGCTCGGCGGCTGGGGTGCCGGTGATCACCGAATAGGCGATGGTGCCGCCTTGGAGGCCCGACGATGCGTGGGAGTGGTCGGCCGACTCCAGCCGGTAGCCGGTGTGCGGGTCCGCGGCGGCCGAGTGGTCCGAGACCGCCGTCGTCACCTCAGTGTCGCGGGCGATCGTGGCGGGGATGTCAGCGTCGACCAGCGAGACGATGTGGTGGGTCGCCGACTCGTATTCGGTGCCGGTGAGCAGCGACCCGGCCTTGGGCGTGTGAGTGACGCTCACCCGTCTGTCTCTACGTCCACCGACTCGGTGATCTGGCCTTGAGCGTTGCGGGCGACCTTGCGCTGGGTGATCCGCTCGGGCATGCCGGTGATCCGCATGTCACCTGACATCGTCGCCTTGACCGTCACGTTCGGCTTCGGGACGTTCACGACCACGTCGGCCGCCTTGATCTGCGGCGTGACTGTAACGACCGGGGCGGGCTGCTCGGGGACGTTGACGATGGTCGCTGGTACGGTGACCTCGGCCGCTGCGACGTTCACGATCGGTGGAGCCTGCTCCGGGAGTGTGACGTGGACGTCCGCGGCCTTCATCTCGGGCAGCGTGATCGGTGCCTGGTGGATGTGGATGTCCTGCTGGCGGTTCGCGAGCTCGAGCGCCTTGGTGCCGAACTCGATCACCCTGTCAACGGGGTCGATGTCGTACGACTTGCCCGTCTCGGGGTACCAGTCGAGCGTGCCGTTCGGGTGCTCCTCCTGGAGCAGGGCGTCGTCGATGGTGAACGGCTCACCGTCGCGGGTGGCGCATAGGTCGTCCTTGTCGCCGTCCATCGCGATGACGTAGCGGACGTTGACGTCCTTGTAGCCCACCAGGGCCGCGGTGTTGTAGGCGTTCATCGTCTCGGTGCGGGCGATGACCTCGGCCCGGTAGTTGTCCCAGACGTTCACGCCGTTCGCCATCAACGCACCCTGCACGCCGCCGTAGCCCTCGGCAGCGTTGCCGCCGATGAGCTGCTGGAGGCTGTAGTTCCGCCGCGTGCCCTCGGCCAGCGTCTCGGCGATGGTCTTGCGGGTCGTTTCGTTGATCTCGGTGATGCGCAGGCCGGCGCGCTCGAGCATGTCGGTCAGGATGCGCTCTACCGACTTCCCCCCGAGGATGCGGCCCGTGTTGTCGGCCACCACGCCCAAAGCTCCACGCCCGAGGACTAGGTAGATGCCGCGAAGGTGATCCATCAGCGCCTTGTTCTCGGCATCGGCATCCCACCACTCGTCCCACGCCTTCGAGCGAGCGGCCTTGGCACCTGGGAACGTGGCGCTGATCCTGTCCACGAGGCGGGTGTGCTGCTCGGCGAGGAAGTTGCGCACCGCGAGGTCGAGCCCCGGGAACTCCCGCTCGGTGATGTCGTCGCGGGTGATCTTCGCCTTCGCCACCACCTGCTGCTGACTGGTCGAGTTGTCGCGGCGGTTGGTGTCGCCAGCGGTGACGGTCATGCCACCGGATGCGGAGGCCTGCTGCTTGGCGTCGGCCGCCTGCTGCGCCATCTCGGCCTGCTTCGCCGGGTCCAGGAGGTCGGGTAGGCCGAGCCACTTGATGTGCGCCAGCCCGACCGCGTCGACCGACTCTTTGGGGTCGAACCCGATACTGACGAGGCCCTTGTACGCGCCCACCTTCTCGATCAGCGCGGGCGCGTCGTCGAGGTTGGGCTCCTCGATGTCGAAGTCCAGCGGCCGGCCGATGGCGTCCTCGTACCGGGTGACGAGGCCCCACTGGATCGTCTCCTCGAGGAGCTCGACCCGCGGGTGGATGCTGCCCTCCCAGTAGTCGTGGCGGTCCTCCTTGCGCGTCTCGGCGCTGTTGAGGCCACCGGGCATCGGCACGCCCAACTGGTAGGGGCTGATGGGGAACGCCGTCAGGATCTCGTCCCGCGACAGCGTCGCCAGCTCGGGTAGCCCGATCTCGGCAGGGCTCGAGGCCCCAGCGGCGTACTCCATCGGCTCGGGGAACACCAGCATCCGCTTGGCGGCGTTGGGGTCCGACGCGACGTTGCGCCATGCCTTCTGGGCGTCGGCATACTCGTCCTCGGACAGCGCCCGGTCCTTGGGCCAGATCATCCCGGCGAGGCGGCCGCCGGTCTGGAGGACGTTGGACGTGTGGCGGGCCATCTGCTCGGACAGTGGGACGTTGGCGTACACCGCCTCGACCACGCCCTGACCGCACCAGTAGTCGTCGGTGGCATCGGGGACGATGAACGGCAGGATCTCGGCCGTCGAGAACGGCACGCCGCCGCCCTGGTCGGTCTTGTCCATTACCCAGCCGATCAGGCGTCCTTGGGCGTCGACGCTGGGCCACATCCGGCTCGGGCTGATGCCGTAGATGCCGGTGGGCAGCTGCTCGCTCTCGCCGCCCTCCATGTACCAGAACGCCGCACCCGCGAAGTCCAGCCGGATCTCGGTCTTGGTGAACAGCGTCCGCCCGGTCTGGTACGGGTTCGGCCGCTCCATGAGGCGCAGGAACTCCTCGAGGGGGTCGAGCTGCTCCCACGGCACGGTCAGCGCGGTCGCGGTGATCTCGTCGGCGTTGTCGCCCTCGGTGTCCTCGTAGGACAGGGTGCGCTCGAGGCCAGCGATATCGCCCGCG